GTCGCGCAGATGCTGCGATCGGCGCCGTCGCTGTGGTCGAAGACGTTGCACGGCAGGCGCGCGCAGAAGCTCGTCAAGCGCGTTGCGGGCGTCACGTTGCGCCTGGCGTGGGCGGGTTCTCCAACAGAGCTCGCCTCGCAGCCGGCTCATACGGTGCTCGCGGATGAGGTGGATCGCATGGAGCCGATCCCCGGGGAAGGCGACCCGCTCACGCTCGCCGAGGCGCGCATTGCGACGTATCCCGACGGCCGGCTGATCGTCACGTCGACGCCCACGGAAGGGAACGTCGAGACCTACATTCACCCGGACACGGGGATCGAGCACTGGAAGGTGGCGAAACCCGAGGACATTGCGAGCCCGTCCTGGAAGCTATGGCAGGAGGGCACGCGGTTCGAGTGGGCGGTGCCATGCCCGGAGTGCGACGAATACTTCGTCCCGCGCTTCAAGCTGCTGTGGTGGCCGAAAGGCGCCACGGCGCGTCAGGCGCTTCGAGAGTCACGATTGACGTGCGCGCGCTGCGGCACGCAGATCGAGGATCACAAGAAGACCTGGATGAACGAGCGCGGGCACTACCTAGCGCCCGGGCAGAAGGTCGAGAACGGCGTGGTGGTCGGCGAGCCGCCGGAAGCGTCGGATGCGTCGTTCTGGGCGTCTGCACTGATGTCGCCTTGGGTGACGTTCGGCAAGCGGGCATCCGACTGGATCAAGGCGGTTGCCAGCGGCGATCCGGATCGTATCCGGGGCGTGCTGAACACTGCGTTTGGCGAACTGTACCGCGTGGGCGGCGAAGCGCCCCCGTGGCAACGAATCCGGGATCTGTGCGGCGAGTACACGAGCGGCGATGTGCCGCCCGGTGTTGAGTCGATCACTGCGTTCATCGACGTACAAAAGGATCGGCTGATCTACGCCATTCGCGGCTGGGGCGCCGGCATGCAGTCCTGGCTAATCGAGGCGGGCGAGCTGTGGGGCGACACCGAGCTCGATGACGTATGGCAGCAGCTCGGAGAGTTTCGGGACCGCAAGTTCGGCGAACGCGAAATTCGGATCAAGCGCATCGGCATCGATTCGGGGTATCGGCCGGGAGACGTGAAGCGCACGCCGGACAACCGGATCTACGAGTTCTGCCGCCGATACAAGGGCTGGGCGCTGCCGACGAAAGGCCGCGATCGGATGGCGAAGCCGCTCAGCCCGTCGCTGATCGACGTGACGGTGCGCGGCAAGGTCGTGAAGAACGGCCTGCAGCTCTGGCACATGGACACCGACTTCTTCAAGTCGTGGGTCTACGCGAGATTCGAGTGGCCGAAAGATCAGCCTGGGGGCTGGTCCGTGCCGCAGGACGTGACCGACGACTACTGCCAGCAAGTCACGGCTGAAGCGCGCGTGCTGAAGCCCTCCGGCCATGCCGTGTGGCTGAAGGTCCGCAAGGACAACCACTACCTCGACTGCGAAGCCGGGGCGGTGGCGATGGCGTACTCGCTCGGATTGCATACGCGAGTAAAGCCGAGACGGGAAGCCGCTTCGCAGGCAGCGGCGGCACAAGTGATTCACGCTGCGCCACCACCAGCGCAAGCCGTGCAACGGTCAACGGGTCGCTTTGTTCGCAGAGGGAATTTCCGCCGATGAGTGGCATCACGCTCGCACAAGCTCAGCAGATTCTAGACTGGCTCATCGAGCAGAAGATCTGCGATCCAGCGGGGAATATCGGGTCCGTCAGTATTGCTGGCCGGTCTGTTAGTTACAGGAGCGCCGCCGATCTCGATGAAGAAATATTCCGGTGGCAGGAAATCGTGACCGAGTTGCAGCGTCGAGCCGCCGGCATGTCCCGCATCGGGATGAAGCTGGCCAAGTTCTCATGAGCTGGTTCAATCGATACATCGTCGGCGCCTTCTCGCCGCGTCGCGCACTGATGCGTGAGCGCTACGCGAAGGGGCTCAGGGCGTACTACGAGGCCGCTGAGCCCTCGCGGATGCGCAAGACGCGCACCGACCGACGTAGTGCCAACGCGCTTAACGAACGGGCCATCGTGCCGATCCGTACGACAGCGAGGCACCTAGACGAGAACTACGATATCGCCTCTGGCATCCTCGACGTTCTGGTCGCGAATGTCGTGGGCACCGGCATTCAGCCGGAGCCGCAAGTGATGATGGCCGATGGCACGCCGGCCGAGGTCGTCAATCGCCGGCTGCTACAGATCTTCGAGGACTGGCGATTCTTCCCGGAAGTCACGGGACAGCACGACTATTACGGTCAGCAAAGCGTGACCGCGCGGTCATGGCTGAGGGACGGTGAGTGCTTCACGCAGCGCATTATCGGCACGGTCCCGGGCCTCGATCACGGGACGATCGTGCCGTACTCGCTCGAGGCGCTAGAGGCGGACTTCGTGCCGGTCGACTACAGCGACTCGGCACTCGGCATCACCCAGGGTGTTGAGCTCTCGGCATGGGGGCGGCCGCGTGCGTATCACGTATTCAAGCATCACCCGGGCGACGGCATCATGGTCACGGCCGAGCGCAAGCGCGTGCCGAGCGATCGCATGATGCACCTGGCCTTTCGAAAGCGCCTGCACCAGGTGCGCGGCATGTCGGTGTTCGCCACGATCATCAATCGCCTCGAGGACATCAAAGGAGTCGACGAGGACGAGCGACTGGCGGCGCGCGTGGCAGCCGCGATGGCGGCGGTCATCAAGAAGGGCTCGCCGGATGGATATGAAGCGCCGGACGAGATCGGCGCCGATGGATTGCCGGTGGCACGTCAGATGCAGTTCGAGGGCGGCATCATCTTCGACGACCTGCGTCCCGGAGAATCCGTCGAGACGATCGACACGAAGCGGCCGAACAATGCGCTGATTCCGTTTCGCGACGCTCAGCTCAAGGCAATCGCTGCTGGCGCCGGCTCGTCGTATTCGTCGATCTCGAAGAACTACGACGGGACCTACTCGGCGCAGCGCCAGGAGCTGGTCGAGCACTACATGCTCTACCAGATGCTGGCGTCGCCGTTCGTCTATCGGTACTGCCAGCCGGTTTGGGACGGGCTTGTCGACGCTTCGCTTGCGAGTGGCGCACTGATCCTGCCGGCCGGCGTGAACCGGGAAACCCTGTACGACTGCACGCACACCGGGCCGGCCATGCCGTGGGTGGATCCGGAGAAGGAAGTCAACGCGCAGATCCTCGCGATGCAGTGGCGGCTTACCTCGCGCTCGAGCGTTATCCGTGCGCGCGGCGACAACCCGGACCAGGTCAACCGCGAGATCGTGCGAGACGCGGCCGAAATGGAGCGTCTCGGCATCCAGTTCATGGACGGCGCCGCGGCGCTCGAGCGTGGTGCCGACGAGGGTGCACGGCGGCGCAAGGCCGCCGATGCATTGACGCGCGGCCCCCATCTGCTCAACACCGTCCGCCCCTCACTGCGGGCATAAGGAGTCACAGTGCCAATTCAAGTACTTGCCCGCGCGGGCGGCCGCGCGGAGATTCTGATCCATGAGCCGATCGGGGAGAACTGGTACGGCGACGGTTTCACGTCGAAGCGCTTCGACGCCGATCTCAATGCGCTGGGTGACGTGGCCGAAATTCTCGTTCGCATCAACTCGCCGGGCGGCGCCGTGTGGGATGGGTTGGCGATCTTCAATGCGCTGAAAGATCACCCGGCGCGCGTCGAGGTCGTCGTGGAAGGCGTTGCCGCTTCCATCGCCTCCGTGATCGCGATGTCCGGCGACACGATTCGCATGGGCGAAGGCGCCATGATGATGATTCACAACCCGTGGACCGTCGCGATTGGCGATGCCGATGACATGCGCGGCGTCGCGGAAATGCTCGACAAGGTCGGCGAGTCACTGCTCGACGTATATGAGAAGCGCACAGGCCTCGCGCGCGCCGAGATTCGCACCATGCTCGATGCCGAGACCTGGCTGACCGCCACCGAGGCGGTCGAGAAGGGTTTTGCGGACGAGGCTGCGGCCGCGGAGACCGAGCAGGACGAAGCAGCGGCCGCGCTGCATACCGAGCATCGCGAGCGCTTTGCGCGCCTCGCCTCTGATTTCCGTCGCAAGACGGATTCAACTCCGCTGCGGATCGCCGCGGCGGCCTTCCAGTCGGTGAAAGCCGACGCAACTCCCCGTAAGGAGACGACGATGCCTGACAAGGCAACTGCGTCGGTGGAAAACGCCGACCTCGAGAACGCTCGCCGCGAAGGTGAGCAGACCGCCATCAAGGCGGAAACGGAACGCCGCCGGCAGATTCGTGATGCATTCGGAGTGTTCTCCGACGCGCACCGCGAGCTGCTCGACGAGTGCATCGATGATCCGAAGATCTCGGCCGATGCTGCACGAGCCCGCCTTCTGGCGAAGCTCGGGGACGGTGTGGAGCCGCTGGCCTCGGTATCGCCGGGCCGCGATGCCTCGGAGGGCTTCATGGAGGGCGCCGGTAAGGCGCTGGCCATCCGCGCTGGCCTCGAAGCGCGGCCCGATCGCGGCAACGAGTACAGCGGCATGACGCTGTCCGATCTGGCCGCCAAGGCGCTGAGCATTCGCGGCATCAGCGTCAAGGGGCTCACGCGCGATGGCATTGCGCGACGAGTGCTTGCCTCGCAGACGACGAGCGACTTCCCGTCGCTGCTCGCGAACACGGCCGGCAAGGTGCTGCGCAATGCGTACAGCAACTATCCGAACACGTGGCAGCAGTGGGCGGCTGCTGGCCAGGTCTCGGACTTCAAGGTCCACTCGCGCATCCAGCTCGGCTCGTTCAACAACCTCGACACCATTGTCGAGGGCGGCGAGTACACCTACGGCGGCCTGAAGGAAGAGGCCGAGAGCGCGCAGGCGGTGACGAAGGGCAAGGCGCTGTTGCTCACTCGTCAGATGGTCGTGAATGACGACCTGGGTGGCTTCACGCGTCGCGCGTTCCTCATGGGCCGCGCGGCGGCGCGCAGCGTCAACACAGACGCTTATGCGTTCCTGACGGGCGGCACGAGCAATCACGGCCCGACGAGCGGCGATGGCGGCCAGTACTTCAACGCCAACGCACCCTCGGCCTCTGGCAGTGGCCACGGGAACCTGACGGACAGCGGGACGGCGATCACGACCGCGTCGATCGCGCTCGGTCGCAAGACCATGCGCGTGCAGAAGGACAAGAGCGTGCGCGAGACGCTCAACATCCTGCCGAAGGTGCTGCTGTGCTCGGCGACGAAGGAGGACATCGCCTGGGCGGTGCTGAACTCGACGTCGGACTTCGGCAGCTCGCAGGCGAATCCGGGCAAAAAGAACTACGCGGCGGATGTCGCGAAGCTCACGCTGGTCACGGATCCGTACCTCGACGGCATCAACTCGGCGCTGCCCTGGTACCTCTTCGCCGATCCGAACGACATCGCGGCCTTCGAGGTCGTGTTCCTGGACGGCGTGCAGACGCCGTTCCTCGACGAGATGGTGGACTTCGACACCGACTCGATGAAGTTCAAGGTGCGCCTCGACTACGGCATCGCCTGCGGCGACTGGCGTGCGGGGTATCTGAACGACGGCGCCTGATAGGCCGTCGATCGAGCGATCTGATGATTCTTGGGGCCGCATTCGCGGCCCCCTTTCTTTCCATCTCCCTGAAGGAGAACTTCGATGACTGACAAGTTCGTCGCCCGTGGCGACGTGATGAACTACGTGGCTGGCGGGACGATTACCTCCGGCCAGGTCGTGGTAACCGGCCACACGCTGGGCGTGGCGCTGAAGGGCGGCGGCTCTGGCGATACGATCCCGGTGGCGATCGAGGGCGTGTTCGAACTGCCCAAGGTCTCGGCGGCCGTGTTTGCGATCGGCGAGAAGCTGGTCTTCGACGTCTCGGCCGCTGCCGGCGCTGGCGAGTTCGATGACTCGGCGGCCTCCCCGGCGACTGGCGACATCACCGGCGGTGCTATCGCGATGCGTGCGGGTCTCAACACCGAGACCACGTGCCTCGTGAAGCTCACGCCGGGCAACGCGACCAAGACCTGATGACAGCGGGGCCGGGGAAACCCGGCCCTTTCTCCCGTGCTCATCTCCGACGCGACCAATCTTCGCATGCTCAAGTCGTGCGGAGCCGTGCCAGTGCGCCACGACGCCGGCGAGTTCTGGGCGATCTTTGACAACGGCTACCTCGGCATCGCTGCTGCGGATATCGATGTCGAAGAACGAGGCCCGCGCCTGACGTGCCGGACCAGCGACGTTCAGTCGCTTCGCAAAGACGCCGCGCTCGACGTGTGCAACGCGACTTATCGCCTGCTGCGCCACGAGCCGGACGGCACGGGAATGTCGACCCTCATCCTGAAGGAATGACATGCACCGCGCCTTGCAGGTCGTCAATGCCGCCAGGAATTTGATTGCGGCCGAGGCCACAACGGCCAGTGTTTACCGACATCGCGTCCTTTCGCTGAACGATGACGAGCAGGAACTGCCGGCGATCTCGGTGCGTGTCGGCACGGACACGCCCGTCGCAGACGGTGGGCAGGGTTCGATGCAGTTCATCGATTCGCTGCAAGAGATGCTCGTCGACGCCATCGCCAAAGGCGACAGCGAAGACGACGTGCTCGAATCGCTGCTTTTGCTACGTGCGCAGATTCATCAGGCACTACAGGCCGACGTGACACTCGGTCTTGCCTTCGTCACGGACACTGCATACGGCGGCGCCAGCGCGCCGGACCTTGCCGCGGGTGGCGCCCGTCTCGTCGGCAGCCTCTCTACGCGGTGGGTCGTGCGCTACCGCATGAACTTCACCGATCCCAATTAGGAAAGATTTAGATGACTTATCTGGATTCCGTGGATCTAGAGAAGCGGCGCGAACGTAAGCGAGAAAGTACTCGCAAATGGCGCATGTTGAATCCAGAGAAATCGCGCGAAAGTGAGATCAGATATCGAGAGGCCAATCGCGAAAAGATACGCGAAAGGAGTCGCGCGTGGCACGCGGCCAACGGTGCAGCATGGCGTGCGGCAAATATAGAAAAACTCCGCGAGAGCGCACGCAATTGGTATGCCGCCAACGCAGAGAAGGCCCGTTGGCAAGCTAGAGCGCACAAGCGAAAGCGCGCCGGCCTACCTGAACCTACGCGTCCGCAGCCGGCTTCTTGCGAGTGCTGCGGCGGTCCGCCACAGGGCATCGGCAAGCAGCACGGCACTCTGCATCTGGATCACGATCATAAGACCGGCGCATTCCGCGGGTGGCTCTGCAGTAAATGCAATCACGCTCTCGGCTTGTTGGGAGATGATATTGCCGGAGTAGACCGCGCGCGTTCATATCTGCTTAAACACGCAGCATGCAACGTGCAGAATGCTTTTGCAGGTTTCCTGCTGGATCAAAATGTAAACTGAGGAAACTGACATGGCTCATGGATTAATCAAGAGGGAGCTGATTCAGGCAAGAATTGAATCGACCTACGGCACCGATCCTGGCGCGTTCGCAGGCACCGACACGGTGCTCGTGCGCAACATCACGCATCAGCCGGATCGGCTGCGCATGGTGCAGCGTGGTGCGATTCGCACAAGCCTCGGGGAATTGCAGCATATCTACGGCGGAATGCTGCAGGCGATTAGCTTCGAGTGCGAGGTGAAAGGCTCAGGCACGGCCGGAACAGCGCCGGAGATCGACGTGTTCCTTCGCGCCTGCGGGCTGCAGGTGACGAATGTCCCTGCCACATCCGACACGTATGCGCCGCGATCGTCAGGGCTGGAAAGCTGCACGATCTACTACCATGAAGCGGCAGCCGGTGCGAATACGCAAGTACGCCACATCCTGCTCGGTTGTCGCGGCAACGTGGAATTCGTGTGGACGACCGGCGACATTCTGCTCGCGCGGTTCACCATGCTCGGTAAGCGATCGGGCGCACCGACCGATCAGACGCTGCCGACACCGACGTATGACGCGACCGTGCCGCAAGCGGTGAAGGGGCTCGCCACGACCATTGGTGGGGTGAGCGGACTCGTCGTGCAGAACTACACGCTGAATCTCAACAACGAGATCATCGTGCCGGACAACCTGAACGACAGCGAGGGCTACGGGCAGGTGATGATTGCCGGTCGCGATCCGACGCTGGAAGTGAACCGTCACACCGAGCTCGTGGCGACGCTCGCGCCGTGGGCCGATCTGGCAGCCGGGACGGCTCGTGCCTTTGCGTCTGGGACGCTCGGCGGGACAGCTGGCAATCGCATCGCCTTGACAGCCGGGCAGATGCACTATCGCGGTATCACGCAGGCCGATGATTCCGGTGTGCGTACCAATGCCTTTTCGTTCGGTCTGCACGAGACCAGCACGATCGATACCGAATTCACGCTGGCGTTCACCTGATGGAACTCGCGAAAAAACTCGAACCGGCGTGGTTCGATTACGAGGATGCAGGTTTTCTGTGCAAGCCTCTCACGGCCGCGCAGAAACTCAGCGCGTATTCGGCCATCGAGTCCGAGGACTACGGCGATGCTTATGCACGCATGGTGCGATCGGCCGTCACTGACTGGCGCGGCATCACGGTTGACGGTGCGTCGGTAGCGTTCAGTCTCGCGGCGCTCGACGACCTGTTCAGTGACGAGCGCAACGCTACGCTGCTGATGCACCTCGGCACCTTCATCGCCAATCGCGCGCGGGTCAGCGACCCAAAAAAATCATAGGGGCGATCGCAGTCGCCCTGATCCCAGACTGGGCACCGTGCGGAAACTGCGACTGTCGCGATGGGGTGAACCCCATTCCCAACAAGTGGGAAGTGAAGGACGTGTTCAGCACCAATCGTTGCCCGCGTCGCGATCAACCCGATGACTGGCCGCTCATGCTGGATCTGCTGCATCACTACCGCAGCGGTCACTTGTGGGTGTCTGGCGGGCTATCCGATCAGCCGGCGGCCTATATCGAAACCATGTCTCTCATCGAAACCTGGGTGAACAAGCTCCGTGCCTAACGCCACCGCCCGCTATGTCATCACCGCCGACGACAAGACGAAGGGCGCTATTGCGTCGGTCAAGCGCGGTTTCGATGACATCGACAAGGGTGCGCGCAAGCTCTCGAAAGGCTTGAAAGCGATTGGCGTCGGCGCGCTCGCGCTGAAGGCTTGGGGCATCGCGGCCCGCTTCGCCGACGCGTCGATCCAGAATCTGGCGAAAAGCAACGCGGACTTCGCGAAAACACTCGCCGAAACGAACGCTGCATTCGCGGACATGAAGCGCGCGGGACCGTTGACGGTTGAGGCATTTGAAGCGCTGAACAAAGCTGCGAAGGACCCAGCGCTGCGCGACTCGATGCGCCAAGGCGCCGATCTCACGTCTCGTATGGTGACGGAAGTACGCGCGCTCGGGATCGCGTGGGGCATCGTCGCGGCTCGCGCGCTCACGGCTCTGGGCATCATCGACAAAGCGCCGCAGCTCGACAGTCGCGGGCCGCAAGGGCGCGGGTTCCCAGATTATCGCGACCTCGGCGACGTGGATGCGGCCCGAAAACTCGGCACGTCGCAGAACAAAGCCTTCGACGATCTCGCGAAAGCGACTGCTTCGGGCGCTGCCGAGGCCCTGAAACGGGACGTGCAAGCCGCCAAAGACGCCGCCGCGGCGCTGGACGAATACGCCAAGGGCCTTGTACGCGCGCATGAAATCGGTCGCGAGTTGTCCAAGACCGGCCTGCTCAGCATCGACCCGCAGCAGTTCGAGGACACGCGCTTCGACCAGTTCGGCGACTCGATTCTGGAGTCCACCGAAGGCATTGCCGATCGGATGAGCGAGGCGCTGAAAGAGCCGTTCACGGAACTGACGCCGTATGCCGAACAGGCTGCCCGCAACATGCAAGACGCTTTCGCGGACTTCTTGTTCGATCCGTTCGATGATGGCGTCAAGGGTATGGCGAAGTCGTTCCTCGACACGATCCGCCGTGTGCAAGCGGATAAGTGGTCCGCCAAGCTGTTCGACTGGATCGGTACGAAAAAGGGCACGGGCGGCATCCTGGGCGGCCTGAGTAGTCTGCTCGGCTTCGCGCAAGGCGGCGATTTCAAGGTCGGGGGCAATGGCGGCACCGACTCGCAGCTCGTCGCGTTCAAAGCGACGCCGGGTGAGCGGGTGATCGTGCAGACGCCGGCGCAGCAGGGACGCGGTGGCGGCATCACGATCAATCAGAACGTAGACGCTCGCGGGGCAAGTGTAGAGCTAACGAAGGCTCTGCCCGGCCTGCTACAGAAAGCATCTGATGATGCCGTATCTCGTATCCAAGATATGGTTTCGAGAGGCCGTTTGTAAAATGAAAGCAAGAAACATTACGGGCCAAGTATTCGGCCGGCTTACTGCGATTGAAAGCATTAGAAGCCACGGTAAGCGCACCGCATGGCGCTGTGAATGCGCATGCGGCAATTCGGCTGTCGTGTCAACGTGCAATCTAATGTCCGGCCATACTAGGTCGTGCGGCTGTTTGAATATCGAGTCTCTCGTAAGCCGCAGCGTTACGCACGGCCAGACGGTCGGCGGGTATACGCCGGAATATCGGGCGTGGTTGAAGATGCGAGAGCGGTGCCTTAACCCGAACACTGAAATGTTCCCCGCCTACGGCGGACGCGGAATCAAAATCTGTGAGCGGTGGAAATCGTTCGAGAACTTCTATCTCGACATGGGTCGCAAGCCCAGCCGTAACTATTCGCTAGATCGTGTTGACGTTGATGGCGATTACGAGCCGGGAAATTGCAGGTGGGCGACCGCAAACGATCAGGCAAGGAATAAGCGTAATAACACTCTTACGACGGAGAAGGCGGACGCGATCCGCAATCTCTATTCCAGCGGCCGTAAAGTGCGGGACATCGCGCGGGAGGTTGGGTGCGGTTATCACAGCGCATGGAAGGTCGCTCATAACATCCAGTGGACGAGGCTCTGATGGCGCGCGAGCTGATATGGCCGCCGGCCTTGCGGATCACGAACATTGAGCGGCGCTTGATCGGCAATGCTGGAGTGTCGCGCTCGCCGCTGTCGGGGGCCACAACGACGGTAGACCGGTCGGGGGACCGGTGGGCGATCTCGGTCACGGTGGAGAATATGTCGGACCGTGCGAGCTACGCCGAGCGGGCGAGCGCCGAAGCGTTCATCGCGGCGATCCGCAACAGGAATGCGCGCGTGTGGATTCACGACCCCAGCTACGCGCAGCGCGGGTCCTTCTCTGCGCCGGAACTATTCGCCAACGCCGATTTCGCGAACGGTACGACGGGGTGGACGGCGCAACAGAGCGTGCTGTCGGCCAGTGATCGAGTGATGCGCGTGACTGCGGCGCGATCGTCGACTGCCGCGCCGGGGTTCACGCAAAACCCGACCGTGACGGCATTTCGCCCGTTAGTCGTGCGCTCGTTTATGGGAGCGCGCAGCCGTCCGGGCGCGACGATCGGCATATTCAACGCGCTGGCCGGCGGTGCGAGCAACTACTTGCTCAATCGGTACGGACTGCAGTCCGTGTCGCTGGTGCCGATTACCACGGCGGCAGGGGCGACTTATCCTGTCGTGTACGACGGCGCAGGCGGCGTTGTGATGACGGGCGATTGGATCGAATGTCCGTTTACGTCGATGTCTTACTGCGCGCTCGTGGACAACGGGCCGAACGCGCTGACCTATTCAGATCAAATCGACAATGCTGCGTGGTCCAAGACCAACACGACGGTTACTGCCGACTTCTTCAGCTCGCCTGCACTTGCCGCAACGGCTGATCGGCTGGTAGAGACGACTGCAAACAGCACGCATATCGTCCAGCAACTCACGACCAAAGCGGCGAGCGCACAGGATTGGTGTTGCTTCGGACGGTTCCGGGCCGGTACTAATACTGATGCGCGCAGTCGCATTCTGCTGCGCGTCGGGGATGTCAACGGCACTGACTACGCCCAAGGTTATTTTGATTTAAGCACGGGAGTTGCCGACACGCCATCCGCAGGCGGGACTGCGGCGAGTCCGCGCTCGTTCATTTCCCCGGCAGGTAACGACTGGTACTACTGCGCGATTCTTTGCACGACCAGCACGGGAACAACGGTTGGCGGGCGCGTCTACATGGTTCAGTCCGGCACGACGACAAGTTACGCGGGCCTCACGACGGCCGATATTGGCATTTCGGGGTTCGGTATTGCGCGCTCATCCGTTCCGACTCGCGGTGCACTGACAACTGCAACAGCACTTGAGACCGGCACAGTGCAGACCGGCTCCGGCCTGTACCTCAAGGGCCTACCCGCGAGCACAAGCGGCCTGCTACTCGCGGGCGATGCGGTGCAGATCGGCAAGCAGCTGTTCGTCATAACTTCGCGGCTCGACAGCGACGCAGCGGGACTCGGCTACCTCGAAGTGTCGCCCAACATCCGCACGCCATTCGCTGACAACGATCCGGTCATCATCAATCAGCCGATGGGGCGTTACATGCTGGCGTCCGATGACGCCGGCTACTCGACGCGCGCCGGGCGCATCTCAACGATGACGCTGGATTTCGAGGAGGCGCTGGATTGAGCCTCGACAGTTCCATCAATGCCGCAGCCGCTACCAGTGCGCAACAGTCGCAAGGCTTGCTCGTGCGATTCGCATTTGACAGCGGCGATCAGCACTACACGACCCGCGCGCATCCGGTGACGTGGGACGGAGACACCTATCTGCCCGTAGGGCCGGTCAGCGTTGAAGCGATCACGGAGGCGGCAGACAGCAAGCCGAGTGCAATCAGGCTCACGCTCTCCGGAGTCGATGCCAACTTCATCAACCTCGCTCTCGACGGCGAGGAATACATCAATCGGCGGGTCTACATTTATCGCGGCTGGTTCAGCGAACAAGACGTTCTACTGGACGATCCAGAGGGGCCGATCATCGCGACGATCAGCCATCCGGAAGTGGTGCTGGGCAACGAGAACGCCATGTCGCTCGTCTGTGAGACGGCCTTTGCCAGATGGGCCAAGGCTAAGCCTCTGGCGTGGACCACGGCAACGCAACAGAGGTTCTGGTCTGGGGACAAGTTCTTTGATCGCGGCCCGTTGAACAAGGATCGCACGATCATGTGGGGCGGCCAGCGATTAATGACTGGCGGCGGCGGCGGTCGCGGTGGCCCGGCACCCCGCACGGTGGAACGCTAATGAAGCTCGACGACTGGCCGCAGAAGCTCGACGACTACCTATTGATCTGTCGCGACGATCCGTTTGCGTATGGCGTCTCGGATTGTTGCCAGTTCATCGCGGGCGCTATCGAGGCGATTACGGGCGAAGACTTGCGCGAGCTGTTTCCGATCTACGGGAGCGAGGAAGAGGCGCAGATCATCCTTGACGAGCACGGCGGCCTTGCTGGTCTGCTGACTCATGCACTTGGGGATCCGATCCATGTGTCACAGATGGGCCGGGGCGATGTTTGCATCACTGAACCGGACGGAGCTGCGCGGGTTTGCACGGGTCACTTCCTCGTATCGCGAGGGGCTGACGGGCTCGCCTGGGTGAATCGCAGACGCGCTGTCATGGCGTGGAGGGTAGGTTAGTGCCACAAGCCTTGCCCGCCCTCGGAGCCGCTTTCGCCAAGTTTTTCACGGCTGCGGCGATCAAGAAATTCGTCATCACGGCGCTCATACAGGTGGCGCTGAGCTTGGCCGCGCGTGCCCTCTCCGGCCGACCGAAGGGCGTTGGGCAGAGGCCAGAGGAAATCACGACAGAGTGGTCAGCATCAGCCGGGAACATGGTCTTTGGCCAACGTCGCGTCGCGGGCATGATTGAAGATCGCTTTACCAGTGGAGAGAAGAACAAATTCCTGCACCTTGTCGTCATGCTGGCGCGCCATCAGGTGGAGGAAATTGGCGATATATGGATCGACGACAACCTGATTTCTAGTGCCTCGATCAACTCGACCACGGGCGCTGTAACAAGCGGGCGTCTGGCGGGGAAGCTTTACATCTGGAAGCACTTGGGCACGGATGCGCAGACGGCGGACGCGGAACTCATCGACAAGTGCCCTGACTACGACTCGAACTACCGCGCACGCGGGAATGCCTATCTGCATATCCGCTGCGAGTTCGATGAAAAGGTGTGGGATTCCGGCGCTCCGCAAGCGTTCTACGCCATGGTCAAGGGGCAGCGGGTCTACGATCCGCGCAAGGACTCGACCAACGGCGGCAGCGGCTCGCATCGCGTCGCGAGTCCTACGACGTGGGAGTGGTCAAACAACTGGGCTCTGTGTGTTGCCAGCTACCTTACGGGCGGCTCGCTCGTGTACGACGTGTCCGAGGCGGCCAAGATGGGCCACCTGGGCTACGGCATTGAGCCGGACTTGATCGACTGGCCCTTAGTCATCACGGCCGCTAACCTCAGCGACGAGTCGGTGTCCGGTGGCTCTGCGCCTCCCAGCGGTGCGCAGGCCCGATATACGTGTGACGGAATTGCATCGACCGGCAATCAACTAGACGATAACCTTGATCAGATTCGCTCTGCTGGCGCTGGGCAAGTGGTCCCGGTCAATGGTCGCTTCTGCATCTTCGGTGCTGCCTACGAGACGCCGGCTGTATCGCTGAATGAAGACGACCTTGCGGGCGACCTGTCACTGGTCCCGGTAGCGCCTCGCGACAAGCGATACAACGCCGTGAGGGGCACGTATTACTCCGCAACGGCCAAGCAAGACATGGAGTTCCGCGCCAGACAGGATGCGAGCTATGTCATTGCGGACGGCGACCGTGAAGAGTGGCGGGATATCGAGTTGCCGTTCACGACGGACGAGTACCGCGCGCAGCGGCTTGCGGAAATCGCGCTCAATCAGTCGCGCAACCTCGGCACGCTGAGGTTCCCCGGCTCGGCTCGGGCGATGAAGGTCTCCCCGTGGCAGACCGTGAACGTGTCCATTGCAGAACTGGGCTACGTGAACAAGGTCTTCCGATGCATCGAACGCACAGTCAGCGAAGACGGCTCGATGGTCGATCTTGATCTACGCATGGAATCGTCCGGCTCGTATGCGGACCCCGCCACGGCGGACTACATCACGCCGGATGCGCTGCCGGGTGCGACCAATCCGGTTGACTCACTGGCTCCCCCGACCGCGTTCACGGCTACCAGTGCGCCGTCTGCAATTGTGTTGCAGTGGAATTTGCCGAGTCCTTACCAGCCGGGAACCGTCTTCGATCTGTACGAGTACACAGCGGCTGTCTCGTTCGGCGACGCCACCAAGATTGCCACGACCACGAGCAACAATTTCACGCTGCCCAAGTCGGACACCACCCAACGCTACTACTGGCTCAAGGCGCGCAACGGGTCAAGGGTCAGTGACAACGTACCCAGCACAACTGGATTGCCCGGTAAGGCCGCGAGCATTGCGGCGGGTCTGTCGGCTTCGGCTTCTGTCGGTTCGATCCTGCACGAGTACGGTGATAGCAGTTCTGCGACTTCAACGGATTCGGTCACCATCACGCCAACGGGCGGCACGCCGGGCTACACCTATGCATGGACGCACGTTTCTGGCTCGACCGATATCACGGTCACATCTGCCAGCGCTGCGACAACGACGTTCGGTGTAACCGGCCTTGCGGATAACGCCAGCGCATCGGCTATCAAGCGCTGCACGGTGACTGATTCTGCGGCAGCCACTTACACGGTTGACGTGTCGGTGCAGTTCAGCCGCGACGATGCGGGAGACTATATCGCCGCGCCGTACGTCTCTGTCTTCCGTGAGGCGGATACGCCGACAGACGCATATGCCAGTTTCAAGCTGGGCAATGATGGCAAGTGGTACGAGGGGTCTTCTGCGGCCACTGAAGTTCGGGGCGATTGGTGCCTCCCGAATGGCAACGCGGGGCTGTACTCGGCTCGCGTGACTCGCACTGGCGGGTCTGAAACGTCGTTCTACTCCGGTACAAATGGCTCATGGGAATCGCTCGCAACGTCCCGTACTTGGGTCATTCGAGAGACGACCAACGATTGGTCCGAGAACGATATCGCTTTCACTATCGAAATTGCTCTCACGTCCGACACGTCAACGGTGCTGTCCGCGACCATGGCTAACGACCTCTCGGCCAAGGTGCGCGGGGCTGGACCGGAACCGTAAGTTTCAATGCATCAACAACAACAACAAGAAGAGGGTAAATCTCATGCTCTGGCCGTGAGACTGCCCGGGAAATAGCCGCCAGAGCGCAATGAGGAGACTGTTATGGAAACCGCATACGTCGTTGTTGGGCTGGTGCTGCTGGGCCTGTGTCTTTATGGCGCCTATCGTCTGATCGTGAGCCGCAAGAATCGCGCTGGCGGCACCGGTACGCGCACGAGCGGCGGTCGCGGTGGCGGTCAGGAGCGATAGAGCGTGACCGGCATTCAGTGGACGATCACGGTCGTGTGCGCCGTGGCGCTGGTGTTTACGATCTTCCGACTGTGGGACAAAGACGTTAAGGGCGCATTCCTGCTTGCGCTGGGCGTGATCTTGATCGCGTTCGCGGCGATCAGTGTGAGCGGCTGCACGGTCTCGCGTGAATACCAGCCGTGGATGGAGGTCGGCTTCGGCTACGATTTCTCGCACACCGTTGGCAGCGATCCGCAGTGCATCGTGAGATTGCGTCAGCCTATAGGCTTCGGGCCGCTCGAACCGGACTGGCTGATACTGGGATATCAGCACGTCAGCTCGTGTCCGGACCTCTACGACAGCAACACCATCGACGCGGTGGAGATCATGGCGCGCATCCCGCTGGGGAGGCCGAAGTGATGGAGGATCGAGTGGAAAGCCTCGAATCCCTTGTTGGGGATTTGCGCGCTCAGGTCGCGGCTCAATCCGCCCATATCGAACACCTGACCAAAGCCGTGGAAGGATTGCGGGCTGCTCTCGTCCCGATTTCGACATCGGTACACAAGGGGCAAGGTGCCTTGGCTGCAATGATGCTGGTGGTAGGACTGATTGCCTCTGCGGTCACCATGGCAGTGCAGGAATACCTGTCGCGATGAGCGAACCGCTGTGGCTGCAAGTCGCCCGCAGGCACATCGGCGTCGCGGAAATTCCCGGCAAGGAATCCGCGCCGATCATCACCCGCTGGCTCAAGGAGCTGGGTGCATGGTGGACCGACGATGCAACGCCGTGGTGCGGGGTCTTTGTTGCCGCGTGCCTCTCCGATGTGGGGCTGCCTAAACCCAAACACTGGTATCGCGCTCGCGCCTATCTCGACTACGGCACCGCTATTACTACACCCGTGATGGGCGCGATTGTCGTGTTTGAACGCACAGGTGGCGGCCATGTCGGCTTCGCAGTGGGCCGCAACGAACGCGGTGCGCTGATGGTTCTCGGCGGCAACCAAGGCGACCGTGTTTCGATTGCGGCGTTCGATCCCTCGCGCGTGCTCGGCTACCGCTGGCCGATTGGCGCGCCGTATTCCAGCAGACCGCTTGATCGTTACGCCGGAACCTATCGCCTGAGTGTCAACGAATCATGAGCCTCGACCGCATCACCATCGTTGC